ACTCCGAGGTTAATAGTGCGATATCGAGGGAAAGGGAACGATAACACTCGCTCGAAACCCGCCCCTCGGAAACCCTTGCGAGACTAGGGTTTCGTGGCATCGCTCAATACAACGAGCCCTTATCGACCATTCCCGCATCGATTGCGAATACTGCGAACGATGCCGAAACGAGCGGGGAGATATCAACGTTTCCCTTTCGGTTAAACCCCCAACGTTCCCCGATTGGGCGTTTCGTTGCGCCCCGTACCGCATCGTTGAGCCGCCAATCTCCCCGATGGCATATGCGTTGATTTCGTACGTTGTCGTAGAAACTCCCCGCCGCCATTGCGACATCTTTTGCGGCAAATGGAATTACCTCGATACCCCGTGATTCTAGAATCAAATGCATTGCGGCGGCGGGGCCCGCAGTATCAACTACGACCGGGCAACGCCAACGTTCCGCAATATCGATGATTCGATCGGTCAACCAATCAACGCCCTCTTTCGATTCGATTACCTCAACGGGGATATATGGGCCCTCTCCCGATGCGGCAACGATAGAGGCTCGTTGCCTATCCCATGAGATATCAATTGCCAATATGGGATCGGAACCGATGAATACGTCGGACCTTTCGAGCCCGTTCCATTGGTCGAAATCGATAACTCGGTCGTCGGAATCATTCACTCGGAAACACAAATACTCCCGCATGAAATCCGACAATCGCATCGTTTTCGATTCCTCGATTAGAAACTCTAGGCTAATTCCGTTCGGTTGTTCCAACGTTGGAATCGTTGCCCGCCACGTTTCGATATCGAGAGGATCGGCACCGGGAGCCATCGACCATTCGAACCATACTCGGGAATCGTCCCCGTTTTGTACCGCCAATTGCCCGATATCTTGCAAGTGATTTAGCAACTCGGAATCATCGTTACCCGCATTCGATACGACTACGAATTGAGCCCCGATGCAACCGTTAGCGGAATGCCGTTGCGCCATCGTAGGGCGCAATACCGAGAGCAACCATAACGGATGAGCTAATGCCTCATCGACGATAACTAGATCAACCGACATGCCACGGGCCCCGGTCTTATTGGGCGTTACTGGTCGATATTCGGAGCCATTCGTAAACGTTAGGCATTCGTGGCCCGTTTGCCCCGCTACATGCTCAACGTATCGACCGAGGGGCGATGCGATGATTATGTCGCAATGCTCCCGCCATTTCTCAACCGCCGTAACCCGCCGTTGAGCGGTATATATGATTCTCTGCGGCTTTATATGATCGAGCCCAACCAACTCGGCAATATCCTTTTGATATCCGAGCAACGCTTGCCCCGTAACTCTCGCTACCGACCAAGCGGTTTTCCCCGATTGCCTACCGACGAGACAGCCGACATGTTGTGCGTGCAATTTGAGCGTTGATTGCTCGGGGAATGGATTGCTACGGGGGGACAATTGCGTACTAACCGCATTGAGTCTCGATTGCCAACCGTGAGACGAATAGCCCAACTCCGAGGCTATTTCATCGAAATATGAACCGAGCGAAACGAGCGCATCGTTTCGAGGCGTTCCGATTCGGGGCGTATTCGCTACCTCAACCATTGTCACCATTCCCTACTGGCACTAGGCGTTTTCGATTTAGCCCAACGGGTTTCCGCCCCTTGCCTATTGGCGTGATATCGGCAATGCGGCATTAGCTCGCCATTCCATAATGAGGGATGCGGAAACGTTGATACCGGGGGAACGTGATCGGGGGTTATCGCTCTATTCGTGCAACCCGATTCGTGGCATTCGATAAACTCCGAGAGTAATAGAGCCTTATATGCCCTATATTCTCTCGTTCGCAAATGTCCCTGATATCTACCGTGCGGCATACTCCCGGAGTAAATCACTAATTGACCACACTGGCAAGCGCATGTTATAAATTGAGTCCTAATGGGCGACAGTGAATTGGTCGTAGTTCGTGATTATCGATCGAGGGCGATTCCTCGGGATAATCCCCCTAACGCTAACCCCCCGCTCGGTTCGGTTGGCCCGAATGTTGCTCCCGGTTTCGGAGATACGCATACGCTCTATCCCGAGGGACAACTAGAAACGTCGGGCAATATGCCCGATGTTATGGCGTGGCAAGGTTGGCCCGTATCTTGGGATACTCCGAATAACGGCAACGATTACACTCGGTTGGTTTCCACATTGTGGACATGTATCGATTTGAATACACGCCAACTCGCATCGTTTCCCATTTACGGAGTTAAGGGCGTAAAGGTAGTTCCGTTGCCCGAATGGGCAAACAACCCCGAGCCCGAGTTGTATTCGGATTGGACCGAATGCGCTAAACAAATGTTTAACACATTCCAAGCGCACGGGGAAATCATCCTATGGGTTACCGCTCGATATCGAGATGGGTTAGGACCAAACGGGATCGGTTCTATTGCTCGATTCGTAGTTCTCAATCCCGCTCTCGTAAATGTAGAGCGACGAAATGGCGATATCACGTATTCAACGGGAAACCGGGCATACGCCCGAGAGGATATTTGCCATATCAAATACCAATCCCGCCCAACGAATCTCCGAGGTATTGGCCCGTTGGAATGGGCGTCGCAATCCGTTGCAAGTGCATCCGCCCTCGAAACGATGAATAAGAATCTTGCAACGAGGGGCGGTATCCCTTGGGCGGTTCTCAAATCGCAACGGAAACTCAACGGTACCGAATCCCGTGATTTGCAAAATGCGTGGATTAGGGGCGCAACCAATCGGCTCGGAGCCCCCGCCGTTCTCTCGGGAACACTAGAGCTAGAAACCCTCACGGTTTCGCCCCGAGAAATGATGATGCTAGAGCAACGGGTTTTCGATGAAACGAGAATTGCCGCCGCATTCGGAGTACCGCCCTATTTGGTTGGTTTGGAATCTCCCGGCGGGTTGGTCTATTCAAATGCCACAAGCATTTTCGAATTTCACTGGCGCATGACGCTACGAACGGCGGCGGCGGCGGTTGCTAGTGCAATGAGCAATTGGCTATTGCCTCGGGGAACACGGTTCGAATTCAACCGTGACGATTACGTCAAACCCGACGACGAAACCCGAGCCCGTACCGATGCGATTCTATTTAACCTCATCGATGAGCACGGAAACCGAGCTAAGACCATCGATGAAATCCGTATGTCGAATCGTTTGATTCCGAACGATCCCGAAACCGTTTCCGATCTAACGGGGGTTATCGCATGAGCGATACGTTTATCCGCTCTGTCGATTTCTCATTGCGAGACGATGGACGAACGCTAACCGGTCGAATCGTTCCCTATAACGAGGTAGCCGATATTGCCGAAATCGATAACGAGGGAAATCTCGCTCGCTATCGAGAGCAATTCCTACCGCATTCGTTGGCGGCAATGGTGCAAGGATTCATCGCCCGAGGGGGCGATGCCTCGAAACGTTCCAATTGTTTCGTACCGTTGCTCATCGACCATAGGGACAATTTCGATTCGATGATCGGGCAAGCGGTAGAGCTAACCGATGCCGATGATGGCGCATATGCAACGTTCCGTTTGTATGACGATGATCGTATGACGAAAATTCGCTCGGTACTTTCGGAATCGCATACGGGGCTCTCGGTTATGTTCCGTGATACCCGCCCGCCGAAAATGGTTAACGGCATCGTTTCCCGAGTGCAAGTGCATATTGCCCATGTAGCCGCAACCGCTACTCCCGCATATGCAACGGCGGGCATCGATTCGATTCGATCGACCGAGCCCGTTTACGAAACTCCTCGCTTGCAATCCGTTAAAGAATGGCTAGCGGAACAACGGGCGAGCGCATGAGCGATTTTGGCGATTGGGATATTGACGATTCATTTGATACCGAGCCCGCCGATCCCGAACAAGTAGCAATCCGATATCACCTTTACCGTAGGGATATCGACCCGACGTTGGCTCGTTGGGATGATTTGAGCGATGCCGAAAAAGCGAGAGCGATCGGCATTTTTATTCGCTTGCTCGCTTGGTTGCGTAGGCAAGGGGCGTTCGCATGAGCGGTATTTATCTCACTTGGTTAGCCGACGTTTTGCGTGCGGCGGGGCTCGTTGTTGTCGATAGCGGTTATGGAATCGATGGTTGGCAAAACCGTGCTCGCTCATCGGGCGGTTTCCCCGAAACCCCCTTGGGCGTGCAATGGCACCATACGGCATCGCAAACCGCTCCCGAAAATGATATCAATTGGCAAATCAACGGATGCGATGATGCACCGGTTGGCAATATGACGATTATGCGGGATGGTTCGGTTTGGTTGGTTGCGGCGGGAGCGGCGAATACTGCGGGCAAGGGCGGGCCCCTTTCATTGTCTCGGGGAACCATTCCGCAGGATTCGGGTAATACTCGCTCGGTTGCTATTGAGGTAGCGAACAACGGGGTTGGCGAGGTTTGGCCCATCGAGCAAATCAACGCCTATTTCGTTGCGAGTAATGCGATCAACGCTCAATTGGGAAACTCCCCCGCCGACGTTTTTACGCATGCGCTCGGAACCGGTAACGGTTGGACCGATAGGAAGATTGATCCCGCTACCGCAAATGCGGTTAGCGGTTCGTGGATTCCCCGCTCGGTTAATAGCTCTGGCACTTGGTCGCTCGATGATATTCGTGCCGAATGCCTTGCTCGGGCGGGGCAACCGCCCCCGAGCCCCGTAGAGCCCCCTCCGAGCCCCGTAGAGCCCTCTACGGGCGATTGGTGGACTCCCGTGCTCGATGCGCTCCCAACGTTGCGTAGGGGCGATGCGGGGCAACCCGTGCTCCGAATGCAACACCTAATGTGTGCGGTTGGGGCGATGAATGAAACCAACCTCTCAAATTACGATGGCGTTTTCGGTTCGGGTACCGAGAATGCACTAAACGGTTTTAAGGTTTCGATTGGCGGCAATGCCGATGGAACGTGCGACGGTTGGACATATGGCGCACTCATGCATTCGATCGATGGCATTCCCGATTTGCGTAAGGGCGATTCGGGAGCCGACGTTAAGCGGATGCAACATTTGCTAGCGGCGGCGGGATTTATGAACCCCGCCAATATGTCGAATTACGATGGCGTTTGGGGAAACGGAACCGATACCGCAAAAGCGAATTTCGATAACGCTCATGGGCTCGGAGGTAGCGATACCTCATGCGGGGCGAAATCGTGGCAATCTCTACTCAATGGAATGGTTTGGTAAATCATGCTCGCAGAAATCTCTAGCGGTAATCTCGATACCGCCGACGTATTCTTTCTCATCGCTACAATTCTGTTCGCATTGGCGGCGGTTGTTTTGCTCATGAGCAAGCGGGTTGCAACCGCAACCGATATCCCGATTGCTACGACTCTCGGATATGTAGGGCTGGCATTTACTGCGCTCGCCCTCTTGGTTCTCTAGTTGCTCGCCCTCGATGACGGTTCGATAACTCTCGCATCGACATTCGTTCTCGGGTTTACGGTTGGCGTTATCACTACGCTACGCCTATTCGGTATCACGTTTAATATGGCGAATAAGGTTATTCGTCGGCATGAGAAACAATCGATTGACCACACTGGCCCCGATGAGGTAGATAAGAGCGAGAGAGGCAACCCGCCCTAGCAATTGCTCCCGAGATATCGGCACCAATTGAATCGGGGAACGGCATCCCTTAGTTGATATTCACACTATCCTAAGGTGGTTAAAATGGCCGTTGATTCAATGGTGCGACGCTTGCTCGATGAGAGGGATCAAAAGC